GCTATACTGACGCACCAGTCACCACGCCCACCACAGATCGTCCACCGAATTAGAGATCAGCGAACACGGAATCTGACGCATGCGTCATACTCCAGAGCTCACTGAAAGCATACTCTTTACTCATCATAATGCCAGGAGGGCCAAGGTCAGGGAGCGCACAGTCAATTAGTTGCGCTTTGCCTTGTTGGGCATTGAAAACGAGATTTCCGCCGTTTGCACACCTTATGAGATCAATAGACCTCTTGTCAGCAGGCAGGATCTGCATTTCATGGACCATGTGTAACCCGGATCTGTCAATGTAACAGTGGGTGTCTGCAAACTTCTTGGGATTCAGGATAGCAATATCAGAATCATCATCAATACCTCCTACCACTGACATGGTGTTGACAGTCCCACCGTCTGGCGGATGCCATCCATATTGTGGATCCTGCTGTCGTGAGGCCCTCCATCCCATTATGGCAGCCGTCCAGCAGTTCTCATGTCCAAAATGTCCTTTAAGATAGGCCCTGACACACACTCCTGACAGTGCGGTGTACCAGTATCCTCCGGTTGCTAGCGACGCGAGGAATTTTGCACCATTATATGCTTTCCATTTCACGGGCGTGTGTCTCGTCAGCCGTGGGTCCACAACATACAATATCGAGCGACACTCATGCTCGCCTATTGCTGCAGCCATTGGCACGTTAACAAACCGCTGTGCTTCAACTTTACACCATGCTGATTCAACATCCGCATTCGGAAACCGTGCGGGCAGGTCAGACTGGAATGCCTCAATCTCATCGGCCATGGGACCAGTGCCATACCATTTACGATCAGCCCCCCAGTTCTGAAGCCCAAGGACCACGTCTCGACCACCACGAGCTTTGGCATGGATCACCTGATATCGGGCTGCAGTTTCTGCGTTGAAGTCTATCGATGCGGAATAGGGCTGTCCTTGATATACACAGTGGAAGTGAGCACGATCGCCAGAGGCATAGTTTAATGCAAGCACTGGCATGTCTGGATACTGAGATTCCAACTCTCTGAGAAACTGAATTGATTCGCTGTCCATGTAGCCCCATATGCATGCATTGACAAAGCTGGCCGGTGAGGACTGTGGTGGCGCGTATGATCGGAGAACGCATGAGGAGCTCCGTGACCATGATACTGGCAGGCGGCCTCCATAGACAGAATGCTCAGGTATATGTCGATATGACTTCGAAGCCATATACAGTTGCATGGCTTTCCTTTCTGTAGGCCCATATCCCGAGATCTGCACAGCACCCGCCCTGGATATGGCATGCCTACCAAAAGGTGTCTTACCATATGTGTCTAACACGAATATGGGCTTCTTTGAGGCGATACGACGTGTCCGTGTTCGTGTACATGGTTCAGGGAACTTGAGTCTACCAGGCTTGTGTGAGAGCACCTGCGTCCCGTACGTGGTTGCCAGGTCCACTATGTCTGGAGTTGGCATCTGGCGAAATGATTCTGCACTTATGAAGTCCAACCACGTGAGTGTGGATTCAAGGAATGGTGCCTTTTGGAAAGTAAATCCCAAACATGGTTCTGGGTGTACCATCCGTGACCTGATCCTCTGTGCGATGCGACCTGCATTTCGCGTGCGGGCTGAAGACAGCGTGGCAGTCAGGGATTGCTTCAGCATACATGACTGGTGGTGATATCCAGCTTGCTCCAGCCACGATATCTGATCATTGAGTAGTCGAAGTGCACGCTTATGTTGTGATCTCATGGACACAGAGACATGGCCCATAACCGTGAATGCCAGATCTTTAGAGTGTATTTCAACTACATCGCGCTCTGAGTGATATGTGCTGGCCATTTGCATCAGGTTGCTGCGTACACGTAGGCTGAGCAGGGATGCAGGACTTGTCAAGAGCTCACGTGATGTAGCACCCAGTATGAGACAGTCTGGAATAACACAGTTGTCAACCAATGCTTTGCGCTCTTCATCACGAATTGACCACCGCTGCTCTAGTGCATCTAGCTTCATACGATGTGCGTAGTGTCCTGCACTAAAGCCCATGCCCTGCATGCACACCATCCGCCCATAGGCGTGGGCATCTAGATAATCATTGATTAGGGATGGAGATGATGGCCTGGTCAGCTGGCATATCATCTCTCTGAATCCCAAAATTGGACATGACACACCTATGCCGTTGTCTTGTGAGTTAAATTCACCAGAAGTGCCAGATGCCTTCTCCTTTGACAAATTCGGTAGAACACTCACTGACCGCAGTGCGATGGACCGGCATGCACGCTGTATTTTAAGAAAGATATGACATGCACGCTGGCGCTCCGATCGCGTAAATTGATCACTGTCCTCAGTGCTGTCCATGCCTGCGATGATGGTAGAGTCATCTGATGTTACCAGCGGAATCGCGCGGATGTTGGCTAGTTTGCCTGATATATAGATCCCGATGCGCTTTGCGGCAGCTATTGATAAGAGTAGGGCGCCGCCATGCTCT